TGATATACACCACTAGTTACTATTTTTTTTAATTGTGATAAACATATTCTAAGTTTACTTGCAAGTACACCTGAATGGTTTTTGCTAATGTCTGAATTTGTATAATTTATTTTAGGTGTTTTGTTGAATACTGATTTAGTACCCACGAAGAATTTGCCGTTTTCAGGATTAATACCACAGATAACAGCTGGGGCGCCATCCCATTTAACAGTCATATTGACTTTCTTTCTTGATGAACCTTTTAGCATGTTGCGAATTGCAACTAGAAAATTAACTGCATTTTTCCCACCTACTGAACCATTGTCTATAATCTGGTCCTCTAGATGTTCTAAGTGCTTATTCTTTGCCTTAGTCTGGTATCCTTTAAAACTAAACATTTGTCTCCCAATTGTTCCATATATATAACGAATCCATAAATGTACTATTCAATACGACAGTACTATTTATAAACCTTCTACTCTTGTATTATACTATATTTGAGATTAAATGTCAAGCTATTTTTATATTAAAAGCTAGTGATATTCTAGGGATATCTGTCTCATTTTCATCTACCCAATGTTCCATGTGTGCTGGAAACATTATGAAATCATTATCTTTAGGGTAATAGCGGTACCCCTCGGTGCTATATGCATGATAATCTGTGTATCTATGTTCAAACTGTTGTATCATAGGGTCTGGATTTTTAAATCCTATTGCAACTTTCCCATCAGTTTTAATAAAGTATACAGCTGCAAAATCTGTGTTAGTATGTATATGTGGTAAGTTTAGATGACCTTTTCTATTAATATTAATCCAACATTGTAATATTGATATTTCTTTTTCTGGATGATAATTAAATCCATATATCACATCTTTAATTTGAGGTATAAGTAAATCTATTAATTCTTTATATAGTGGTTCTTCTTCTATTCCTATAAAGGGTGTTTGATGACCACCAATATTACTTACATTTCTACCTGATTTAAACTTCTCTTGGTGATATGCATATTGTTCTAATTTGGGAATCATGTGTCTAGTAGAATCTAGATTACATTCAAATAGTGGTGTTTTAAATAAGTCAATTGTGTTCATGTTGGTCTCTCAGTAATGATTTTATATCATTATATACATCTATAATTTCTATATTAAATGCTACTGATATTCTAGGAATATCTGTGTTATTAGATTCTACCCAATGTTCTATATGTGATGGTGTTATAAAAAAATCATTAGTTTTTGGATACATAACTCTTGCACTAGAATTATATTGATTAAACTTTAAACTTTTATAATCATATTGTACTTGATACCTATCTGGATTCTTAAATCCTATTCCTGATTTTTCATCGGATTCAATATAATAAACACATGTCCAATCACTATTAGGGTGTAAGTGTGTATTTAAAAATTGTCCCTTGCGAAGAACATTAAACCAACAGGAATCATCTATTTTAATTTGTAACTTAGGATTATAAAATTGTGTTTCTATTGCTTGTTTTATAGAGGGAAATAATAAATCAACTAACTCTTTATATAGAGGTACATCTTTCATTGTAAAATATGGTGTTGATTCTCCACCAAAACCTGTGTCTTCACATTCTAAATGATATGCACATTTTGTTAGCTCGGGTATTAATTTTTTTGTAGATTCAATGTTAAATTGAAAAAGGGGTATTGTAAATAAGTCAATTGTTTTCATAATATATTTTAAGTAGGAGAGGTCTTAGACAGACCTCTCCCTAGTTTTAAAAACTATTTATTTTTTAGCAGTCCTCATTCCGAGGTCTACATTACCAGCGTCGCCTAGTACATCTCCAACAAAAGGTGTTCCTTCATAACCTACCTCTGTATTGATTCTACTAGCAATTGCTCTTTCTTCATCTGTTGCAAAGTGTGTATCCCATGCAGCCAATCTTTTTCTCATATACCAATGCCATATTGGTGGTACTAATGCAATAAAGAATACTACAAAGTAACCCCAACCGGTGTTTGGACATCCGACATTTTCGAGTTCCCAAAAATGAGTTTCGCCTCTGTCGTGATGGTCTGCCTGTCTTCCGATTTCAATAAAGAACCAAGAAGTGAAAGCAGTTGAGTTATCCCAATTGTGTCTGTAATCAATTGGTTGGTCTTTAACACGGACAAGACCATAGTGTTCAAGATAGTTAAGTGCTTCTAACTCAAAGTTTGAGATTCCCCAAACTGTTGCGAGTACAGCCATACCTACCCAACCACCAGCAGCAAAAAATAATGCAACTGAAGGTACTGCCATTAGATATCCTCTAATCCAGCGATTTTGCCAAGAAATGAATGATACACCCATTCTTGATAGTCTTTCTTTTTCCATGTTATATAGAAATTTTGATTGACCTAGATATGAAAGTGGGTAATGACCATATATTGTTCTACCACGAGGTGCAGTAGCAGGGTCATCTTCACTTGCAAGTTCTAGATGATGGTTGTATACATGAGCGTAGCAGAAATGTGCTGAACCCGATAGTGCCATCATTGTTCTAGAGATTACGAATCCAAATCCTTTTGTATGACTTAGTTCGTGACCATAGATAATTCCGATACCAATAAAGATACCAGATGACAATGTAGCGCCAATCAAGTTAAGACCAGTTATTCCTTCAGACATAACTAATATGCCTGGAATAATTGTCATAATTGCTTCGCCTTCCATCCCACCTAGTGTCATGTAAGTATTTAATCTCCATGCCATTACTAGTTGAAACAGAACGAATATAGGTAACATGAAGTACATAGTTAAGTTTTGGAAACTTGCCCAACCCAAACTATTGCCTTCGCTATCATATCCTACGCCTGTCGTTTCAAATTTAGTAGCGATATCGACAATTAAACCTACGAATAGTAAAACTACTCCTAGCCATGCCATTATGCCACCTATTAAGACACCTGCTCCAGCAACTATGATTAACACAGGTGCTAATAGGTATCTAAGGTTTAATAAAATGTTTCCCATTTGATTATCCTCCTATCAAATAGTTAATTGTTATACTCACAGTATATCGTAAGGAACAGAGAAAGTCAAGTCTAATTCAACTTTTTCTGAGGGACAATATTATTACTCCGAGTATTCTGTTATTATTTAGTAGTTTGGTAACTTGGGTATTGAATTATTTTCGGTGTTTCACTATATTATGATATACTAATATATTTTTATGAAAGGTCCGTTTAAATCACTAAATTCTTTTTTAGCGCCATAGTATAGTGTTGATAGCCAATCTTTAAATTTTTTCTTCTGTGATATTTTATAATATATTTCAATGTATCTTAATGTAAATAATTTAGATGTAATTCTTCCTAAAGCATTTCTATCTTTACCTGCATTTTTTAACCCATGTTTTAAATTTTTTTCAAAACTAGATTTTTTATCACCCAACTCTAAAGGTTGGTCCCAATTTACACTCTGACCATCTATTTTATAGTTTTGAATTTTTTGATAAAAGTCTACCCAAAATTTTATTTGTGTACTAGTGAAATTTCCATTAGCATTTATCATTGGGTCTTGTACTACTGAAAGTGGTCTTTCTAATCCTATATCTGCTAGAAATGGTTCGATTGCCTTTGTTGAAACTTTACCTAATTTTGCACCACCACTTTTAGGTGTTATATCTGTTTGAGGTCCTGTTGTTGGCATACTATATCTAAAACTTCTTATCTGTACACCATACTCCGCTTTATCTGCAAAAAATCTAAATGAAAATTCTCCTGTATCAAACAAAGGAGGATTTGTCATATCTAAATCACATTTAAGACTTTGTGGTTTTAATTTAAATTCTACTGTTTTATTTGAACCCATATTTGCCTCTTCAAGTTTTGCCTCTTTAGAATTTTTTGCAAGGCCTTTTAATGATATGGGTATCATATCTTTTTTAGTTAATAACTCTGCCATGTATATGTTTAGTTTTACTAATTTTTCTTCTGGTTCACCTGAACCATCTGCAATCTTTTGAATTTTTTTTCTTATTTCAGCTTCTTTACTTGTTTTTACCATTATTATATCCATAGGATTCCATCTGTCTTTTGTAGACACTCCCATTTTTTGTGCGGCTAGTTTTTCAATAAATGGCATGATACTGTTAGGATTATCTCTACTATACTTGTATCCTTTATTATTACCTAGATATTTTTTTAGTGCTTGTGCTTGTAATTGATAGAAAGTAAACCAGGATGCTGGCATATCTTCATAAGCATTTTTTTCAATGTATGGAATTGTAGGCTCTTTTCCTTTTTCGATTACACTTTCAAAGAATAATCTAGAACCGTTCTCTTGTTTTTTAGTATCTCTAGCGTCTGCCATACATACTATTTATAACTGAAAATCAGAGAACTTCTCATAAGCACCTTCCGGTGTTATCTTTTCTTCTTCTACAGTCTGATTACTATCAACAATGTTCTGAGCAGAAGCTTCAACATCAAATAGTCTCATCTTAGAACGGTCTACACCGACTATAAAGGAACGATTCATACTTGGGTCGCCAAATCTATTCTTTAATTGTTTAATTTTTAATTGACCTAATTTTTCTAACTCATCATTAGATATTAAAGCAAACATAAAGTCTGCTGTTGCAGGTAACCCAAATGATTCTGCCGTATCTTCTAAACCTATATCTGTTGCTGTAAAACCACTTCTTGTAGTTTGAGTGGCAGAGAAAATAGGCATATCAAATTCAACTGCAAGACCTCTTAATTCTTCTGCAATTGCCTTTATATAAAAGTATGATGATATGTTACCACCTTTAAATCTACTACTAGCACATATGTTAAGATAATCTATGAATACTACATCTGGTTTAAAAGTTTTCTTTAATGATAATTCATTTAGTAATGCTCTGAAGTGTCCACTATGAGCAGAAGCAGTAGGATATTCTTTAATGATTAATTTACCAACTGTCTTCTTTTGTAGTTTAGACATTTTACTATCATACATAGATTTTGGCATGACATGTAAATCATCTATAGTAACATCCATAAGATTGGCGTCTACTCTTTCTGCAATTCTTTCTTCTGCCATTTCAAGAGTAATGTACAAAACATTTTTACCTTGTAACAACCAATTCGAGGCTGCATGACACATGAATAATGATTTACCGACACCGGTACCTGCAAGGGCAATGTTAAGTGTTTTACTTGGCACACCACCTTTAGTAATTCTGTTAAAGTAATCTAAGTCAAACTTAAATCTTTTTTCTCTTTTGTGATAGAAATCAAATCTTGATTCAGCGTCTTCAACATAATCATGCCCAACATGATTGTCAAAACATACTGCAAGTGCTTCAGATAATATTGCTGGTATTGCCTCTGGATTTTGATTCTTATCTTTA